CATAAAGAGATCATCGACACGCTTCTCTAGCCGTGTTAATTGATCCTTCATACTAGAGCCACCATTCGGGCGTAACTCATTAAGCCAGCCTTTAACTAAGAAACGTAATCCTATTAGACCGCCTGATAGCACGGCCATAACGCCAGCGCCAAAGCCAGCCCATTCGCCAGGGCTCACTTTTCACTAGTACCGATTACATCGGATTTATCTAAAGCCCTAGCTGCTGGCCCTGCGAGTGCTGCAATTACTACAGACAGCGCTGGGTCTAAATTTAATTCATTACTTGCTAAGAATGTTAAGAATGATACTAATACACCACGTGCGTATGACTTTAGTATCGCTTTTTGTTTTTTGCTTATCTTCATATCTTGCCCCCTATTAGTGGTATATTGAACGGCCTTGCATCTGTGTCGCCTAGCTTTGTAAAGCTGATATGTAAATGTCGCTTGTGGGGATTCACCCCAGAATACTTACGCCATTTCCAGTTTAATATCTTTGAGCATATTCGCCCGTTGTAGATGACGTATGATAAACGTTTATCTGATTTCCCTGCGATTCTGATTTGGTCAGCCAAATAAGGTGCGAGGCTATCGGATGACTCCAACCTAGAATTAATATCAACTGCTCTGACCCACCCATTTGTGTCTGGATTATGATCCGATTTTCTGGCGGAATGGCGACTATCGCCCAACCATCCTTCTGGACTCTTAGTACTCCTATCTGGAAACCACGTATCAATTTGATCTCTTAACTGCACACCAGCTGCACATAGTTTAGGCTTCATTGTTTGGAAATTCCGCAATCGGTGTTATCCAACGGCAAGTTTCCTCATCAAAACCAATGGCATTATCAGGCTCTGGAGCTATAAAAGCATCTCTGATAGAATCATAGGTATAACCAATGCCTGCATAATTTTTCCGTATATTCCCGTTGTATGAAGTCCGCTTACAAACTTGACCTCTGAAATTGCCATACCAAGTTTCAGTATCTAAACCTTCAATTAACTTAGTTTCATCAATACCTACTATAACTTCTGTAACGATATTGTTTTCATCTAAAAATGCGTAATGTGCCATTATGCCCAACTCACATTTCCTGTGCCAGCAGTAATTGTTGAAACTTTGTAACCACCAGAGGGTGCTGCCGTGCTGCCTGTTAATCCTGCTCCAATAGTAATAGTAAACCCATCTGGGTATTTAAGAATTACAACGCCTGAACCGCCTGCAACTCCAATCACCCAGAATCCTGCTCCACCGCCAGCACCGCCTGTGTTTGCGCTACCTGCAACTGGATTTAATCCGCTTGTAGAATCACCGCTTCCATTACCACCACCACCTGTGCCACCTGTTCCTCTTGTTATGCCAGTTCCGGCAGAACCACCACCACCGCCAGCATAAGTCACAGATGATCCAGTAATTGATACTGCAACACCATTACCGCCATTACCTGCCGTAGTAGATGTTGCTGCCGCTCCAACTGCTGATGCACCACCACCACCACCGCCACTAAAACTTGGCGATCCAAATGCAGCTCCACCTGCGTAACCTTGATTTGCAGTTCCTGTGCCGCCTGTGCCAATAGGTGTTGGATTTACAACTGCTCCACCGCCACCAGATCCACCATTACCACCATTTGTAGTAGTGCCACCACCGCTGCCACCGCCAGTAGATGTAATGGTTGAAAATATTGAATTAGCCCCAGCAGCATTTGTAGCACCACCAGCGCCAACAGTTACTGTGTAATTAGTTGAAGGCGTTAAAGTTAAAGCAGTTTCTAAAGTACCACCACCACCTGTGGCTGTGACAGTAGATCGTAAACCACCTGCTCCACCTGCTCCATTGTTTTTTGTGGAATCTGAACCGCCGCCACCACCGCCAGCAACAACTAAATAATCAACTATTAAAGCTGTTGGTGTGGTTGGCGCTAAATTGGCAGCAATTATATTTAACATTTATGCAATAGCCCCAACAATTACCCAAGAGTTTGCAGCTGTTTTAATGCAGGCAGCAGATTTATGTTGCGCCAATGTTGGCTGTGCGCTAACTGATCCAGCACTGACTACTGTGGTTGTGCCAGATGTAACTGCTTTAATTGTTACCGCATTTGTTGCTTGATTTAATACTGTAATAACAGTGCCTATTGGAAAGTTATAAGTGGCATCGGTTGGAATGTTAAAGTTAGCGGCTGAGGATTTGTTCATAGGTATTAGTTGCTGATACTCATCACCGCTACCTACTGTGTAATCTGCTGTCTTAGCAGCTTGTACTTCAAAGGCTGGTAGTCCATTCCACATAGCGGATGTGACTACTTGTCCTGTTGTGCCTGGAAAAGTTGACATTATATCTCCTTAGTAACTTAGTACGTCTTCATCTAGAGCGCTGTACCCTAGTATAAACCCATCTATAACACTTTCCAGCGTAGTGAATACTGTGCGGAAAGAGTTTGGTGTTATTGTGTTGGCTACGCCAAATATCTGCAAGGTTTTCTCTAGCTTTGATCCACCAGGCTGGGTAGTAATCACAGTGATCGGATCAAAGAAATCTAGGTTTAGGGCAGCAATTATGCCTGTGTTGTAGTTAGGGGTGTATAGGTCTAACTCGATAGCATCGCATCGGATGGTTGTCTCAGCCCTACTAGCCACATAAGCCCTGGCATAATCTAGGGCTACGGCATCAGTCTGCATTAGCAGGTCTTGCAGGTTATAGCTGTGTATAAAATACTTGTCAATAGATGGCTGGTTTATGGCCGTCTGTGGTGAACCACCTGATCTGCTGATTTGGGCTGAATTGAATATAAGGGTGTCATCTAGTTTCCATACAGCATTAGCGTATTGGATACCTGTGCCATCATCTGCAAACAGGGTAGGGGTAGCACCTATTGATGCAGTAGCGGTTAATCGATCTTTAAATACAAACTCGCCATTACTGTCAACATATACAGCGCCATATTCTGAATTGGCGACAGTCTCCATAGCGCTTAGAGATGTGCGTGGAATGCCTGGATCATTCTGTAATAAAGTTTGCCCTGCATCTATTAAACGCATTGATGCTGGCCAATCGATCTCATCTAATATCTGGTTAATACGTGTGCCTGATAGATCGCCAGCGGTAGCACCTGCAACTGTGCTTATCTGTGCATTCTGTGCAAGCCTCATAGCATCTACAGCTGTGATGGTTGTATAGGCAACCTCTGTAGCATCTTTAGGTTGCTGGTTAACATAAGATGTAATAAAACCTGAAAATATAGGATAAGTAGTGCCACTGTAATTAGCAGTAATCTGCACCTTCTTCATAGGTGTAAGTAATCCAAAGTAAGGCCCAGTCGGGTTAGTAGGATTAAAGTCGCCATTTTGATCTACTATGCGTAAAGTTAATTGACCTGTAATAAATCTATCTGCCGTAGGGTTGCGGCCTATTTTAGTCTGGACATAATTGACCCGATCAGATACATCGACAATTACAGCAACAGCATCCGCTAATATGTTTGTGCCCAATATGCCAATATCTAACTGCATAGCCTGAGCCGTGCTAGGCCCAGTGCTAAAGTTAATTATTGCATTTATGGTAGGAGCAGACATTATTGAATAAACCCTGCTGGCGCTAGATCTCCATTTTGCTTATAGATCTTTAATAATAAATCTTGCATTGTTATTTCAAATTCTTGTAATGAAGTTAGGCTGCCCTCTACGTTTACGTTAATTACAGGCGGAGTAGTAAATGTTGGCACACCCGATGGCATAGCACTTGATGGTATGTAAGTATCGCTTCTGTCAAATGTGGCTGCTCCAGCCTGCACTCTTTCTAATAATTTAGGCAAACTTTCTTGTAATCGGTCTAAGGTGCTCCGAGCAGTTGATAAAACTATGGCAGTATCTGCTGGGTTAGGCGCTGTAACAGTTGTGCCAGCTTTAATTTGCTTATCTTGCAAAGCTGCTAAATCGTTTTGATATTTCGCTATATCAGCATTAGTAGAACTTAAAGATAATACCGCTGCGCCAAAGGCTAGGGCTAAATCATTAGCGCCTTTAACGGCATTCATTTCTGCATTGTATTTCTTAGCCAAAGCCTCATTATTGTCTAGGATGGCTAACTTAGATTGGATACGTAATTTAGTCTCTTGATCTGTAGCCTCGCCTAATGCTTTCATTAAAGCTATGCGTTCAACGTCAAATTTCTCTGATAGTTTGTCAACCTCGGTTTGCTTCTTGTTCTTGGCATCTAACAGCGCTAATTCTTTTTTCTTTTGCTCTGATAGTTTTGTTTCTAAGCGTAGTTGCTGGGCAAAGATACGAGCCGATGCACGGCCTTGTTTGTTGTCTGGTGCGGTTTTAGCCCTTTGCGCTGCGCCTATCTCTGAAAATCCTGCAAGGTAAGCACCTAATACTGGGATATTTTTAACATCAAATAATACGCCACCGACTTTAGTGTTACCTAGTTTTTTTAATTCGTTAACTAAGACAGCAATACCTACTACTGCATCTGCTGTGCTAGTAGCAAAATCATCCATTAATTTTGTAGCACTGCTAATGCTGGTGTCTTTGCCTAATAGTGACAGCGCATCTAATAAGCCTTTGCCGATAGTCTCTCTAGCATCTTCGACTGCGACTGTGAGCAGACCCATTTTGCCTGCATAAGTATCTAATCTGGCTGCTGCCTGGCCTGCAAACTTTTTATTAAGTTCGGCCATAATTTTATTCATATCGCCAGTCTTTAGCGTGGCCTTGCTTATGCCTGCACCTAATCTGCTAAGGCCTGTGGTGTTGCCACTAAAGCCACGTGTTAAGGCTGCGCTAACCTCGGTAAGAGACTTGCCTGTTGCTGCGCTTATGTTTAGTGCTGTTTGTAAAGCATCTTGGCTCTTAGTAATAGACCCTGTAGCTGTAAGTAATTGCTGGAATGCTGGGCGCAGTTCATCATCTAATACGCCAGTTAATCTCTGTAAATTGCCTATGTAGTTTTCAACACCTGGCGCACTAAATTGGAATCCTGTATTTCTTAATTGTACTTCTAAAGACTTAGCGGCCTTCTCATCGGCCATAAACGCATTAACAG